AGGACTGAACGCTTGTTATTTGTATTTCATTCCCACCATATCTTATAATAACACCATCATGTAAACCTGTTGTGTCAAAGTAAGCAGAACTTGTTACTAAAGTTATTCCATTTCCTGTGGTTGCAGAAGGATTTAAAGTAACACCTACACCGTGAAACTTAGAGTATGGTTGATAAGTTTTCTTACCATCTGCTCGATCATCAAATGTATAAGTGCTAATATTAAATGCAGTAAGGCTTGTTCTTGTTAATACTCTAGGAGCAAACAATGGATGACAGATAAACATAACATCACCCATTTGTGCAGTAGTAATTTGATTTAAATAAGTTTTATCAAATGGTAATGCTGCACTACTAGCGTCAGCAGTTAAAGTTGCAACTAATGTTACTGTATCAGCATCAACAACCCTAAAGCATCTTACTTTAGCGTGTTCAATAGAAATAATATATTGTTCATTATTATCAAAAACAAAAGGAAACAAATGAGATTGATCTGGATTACTAGCATCATAAGTTATTGAGTAATCATATATATGCTTTAAGCCCTGACGTTTTCTAGCACTGCCTTCAGCAGTTATAATCATGTTCTCTACTTTTTGTGCTGAGCCTGTATAAATACCAGTATCTGTTCTCATCACTAATGAGTCGCTCACCTCACCAAATTGAAAGCTATTTTGCGGAACGCGAATCTTCTGCATTAGCTGAGCCTTTCAGAGATAAACCTTTTTGTATTAAGCTTCTTAGTTGTTTGAGCTTGAGAGTCTAACCTTCGAGCTTTTATTAACTGAACATTTGCTTGCTGATCCATAGCAGCAGACAAAGAAGCATCCCTTGCTAGTGATACTGCAAATACAGAAGCAACTGAGAACTGAACACCAAGCGTAAAATAAGGTGCCCAAGTAGATTCACTTGCTCGATAAATATAATCTGCAATCACTTCATCAGTAGCGTTTGCATTATTATAAACTTTATTTTCATAGATGTTATATTCAATTGGAAGATCTTGAACAGTCAAAGCATTAATCATTAATGAATCGGCTGGTAACTGATAGGTAGCATCCCATCTTCCTATTGGGGCATCTGCTAATCTATTTAATTGAAATTGTTTGGTGGCAAAACGCCAACGACTGCTTGTTAAAGCAGCCCTAACAATATCTTCATATACTGCATCAGCTATATCAGACTCTGTAGTTCCGTCTGTAAATGATTGAATGGGATCTCCACCAATCAACATTGATGCTCGGGAGCAAATTTTTATTGCTGTGTTTGCAAAATCAGGCATAGAAAGTTGGGGGCCGAAGCCCCCATCCCTTAGTCGCTATCGGTTTCTGCTACTGCCGTACCATCAGATACGTCAACAACAGTACCAGTATTTGAAAGAACAGTACAAAAACTTGTTGTCGGTGCATTAGTATCACGAACAATTATTAAATCACGAACAGCAAGCATATTAGCTGCATCGTTGAAGTAACCAGCCGTGTTGACAGCAGCAATTGCATCTGCCGCCGTATACATCCACAAGTTTCCATTAGTGTCTCCACCAATACGAGTTAGTCCACTTGAAGCAAAAGCCATATTCTAACCCTCCTAGTTATTATCTAATAGTTCATAGATACCATTGTCATCAATAACAACAGCACCCATAGACATCATAGATGTTGCAAGGTGAGATACTTTCTCAGCAACGTAGTTGACTTCAGTTTGAACATCAGAGTTGATACCCAAGCCAACGGCAGTTGTGTGATAGCACATACTCTTACCAGCAGCGACAGCAGATGTTGAAAAGATCTTAAAGCCTAAGAACTCTTTCATAGTCATGCCACCAGCATAAGGTAAGTTTTGATCACCAACAAAGTCAGATGATGCAAACTCTGTAATTAAGAACAAGTCAGCAAAACCTTTTGGATGCATAGCAATATAACGCTGTCCATCTTCAGGAAGATTAGCTGTTCCAAATGTTTCAAATACAGATAGTAGATCTGCTTTTTCAACAGCAGAACTTGTATCGTGGATTTGAGTTGAGTTAGCACCAGCATCCATAGCTGTAATTAGTAAGCTATCAGTCTTACGACCTAGAGCAGCAGCAGCAGATTGTGCTACAGCTTGACGCTCGTTGATGTTGATTTTGAGTTCATCTAACTTGTCGATGTACTCAGCAGCGTAGAAGTCAGCCATAGTTGCTTCTACATTGGTATGTGCAAGTTCCATAGGAGTTACATTACCATTACGAGATTTAGTAGTTGCTTCCGCAGTACCAATCTTTTGAAATCTAACAGTTGACCCAGTTACATTAGCAGTCCGCACTGTGTTCCGTAGCTTAGAACCCATACGCTGATATGCCATGTGAACTTCTGTTTCGAACTGTTTGATAAAGGCTGTGTCGATTGTATTAGCCATTTATTAGTTCCTTATTGAAGTTACGGTTACTAACAGGTGTCCGCTTTATCACATCAACAAGGGTATCCTATCGGGCCTCTTAGTGTATTACGGGCTGCAATGTGCCATCATAAACATCTTTTTCATTTGGATTGCAACGCACAAATTCAACATATTCGACTTCATTGTTAGATGTTATACCAACAGCTTCGAAACCTAACCATGATGCCCAATCCAAAATAAACTCATATTCTTTAAGTATTGTCATAGATAAACCACTATGAAACTGATCAAAATAATTAACAAACATTACAGATCCTCTAGCCATAGCAATAAAGTTTTCTTTAATTTTATCAGAAAACATAGCAAACATCTGAGGGCATTCTTGATCTTCAGCAAACCAAAGACCCCCAATCATTATAAAACTATCATTATTTTTTCTGCACAAATAACACTCAGAGCTTTTATGCATATCAATAAGAGCTTTTCGAATATCGGTATAACCTAATAAAACAAGCTCTTTAACATTTTCTTTAGTAAGATTTAGTATAACTTCATCAATATGATCTAAAGTAAAAGGGGTAAGATAATACTCACCCCTCTGTAAAATCTTAGCTTCTGTAAATTCTTTTGAATCCTTCAGCAACTTGCTTGTGTATGTTTGGGTCACGATCTTTCCAATACTTAGGATCATCCATCATCTTTCGAAGATCAGCTTCATTAAGTTCAGATGCTGACGCTGTATCACCAGCAAATGATCCATCTTTCATACTTGCCATCATAGTCTCAAGAGCAATAATACCCTCGTGACTTTCACACATTTTTTCTATAGCTGGCAGTGCTGACTCAGGAAAAAACTTGTTAGCCCATAATGATGCTGCATCTATTCTTGCATCAGCATTATCGCCAAGCTTTGCGACTTCATCCTCATAACTAGGCTGAGTTCCAAGAACAGACTCAGAATATATCTTAATTCCTTCCTCGAACTCTTCTTGAGAAAATCCATTGTTAAAAGAATGTTCTGACCACCACTTTAATAAATCATTATCAACAGCTTCTTCTTCATTAATAATATCTGGAAGCTGATAATCTCCAGCAGTTTCTGGCCTATCAGCAAAAGCTTCTGCTTGTATTTCTTCTATAAGTTGATTCCTAAGATCTTCATCTTTAGCTCCAAGCTTAGACTCAAGCTCTTTATAAGCCTTGGCTAGATCCTCACCAGTTTTATATTTTTCTGGCAACCATTCAGGTTTTTCAGATGTTTGTTCTACTTTCTCAACATCTTCTTGGGTTACAAAATCACGACCATCTTCGGCTGCTGCTTCTACTGCTGCATCTTCTTCACTCATTGTTTACTCCTATTTGCATGGGCAATACGATGTTCAATCAAACCTACTAGGTATCTCTGCCCTTCAATGTGCCGAAGCTCTTCTGTAGAAACATTAGGCCCATTAACCATCTCAATAGTAATAGATCTAAAATACTTCAGAACTTCCTGACCTGTCGGGCTGGAAAATACTTGTGCAACATTCTTACTAATCTCAACATCACGTTCAGATTTACGCTGAATGCCATCTATCCCAATGTTAACCTTGTTGCTCAACTGGCATCATTCCCTGCTGCATTGCCTGTTGTTCCGCTAATTGTTGTGCGGCCTCCGCTATTTGTTTACGTTGTTCTTCATCTCGAATCAAGCTTTCTGGAACACCAAACTTCTTAGCTAGGTAAATAGCGGTCTGCTCTCCATCAATTAAAAGCTGTAACATCTCTGGACCAAAACCGTTACCAATCATCTCGAGAAAGCGTGATACTACAGAAATATCCTGATTAGATTGTGCTTGAGCAAGTGGAGAGACAGACCTAACTTTTATTTCTCTGCCATTAACTGTTGGTATTTCAATGCGCCCTTGTTTCTTTAGGATATAAACCACACGTTGAAGAAGCGGTTGAACAAGCTCAGCTTGTAATCTTCCAAATGATGCGCCCATTCTTCTTGATAAATCAGCCATACGTTCAGCTATTTCTGTAGCTGTAGCTGGCGTTTTGTCAGGATTACCAAGCATATCATTATACAAAGCACGTTTAATATTTAATCTAAGATCACCTAAAACAAGTTGAGCAACATCGAAACGACCAGCAGCTTGTATAGGTTGTAGTCCAGCAGATCCCATAGCTTTAGGAATTATAGTTCCTGGAACGAGATTAATTGTATCAGGGTTTATTACCCCATCATCTTCCATTTGATAAATACCAGAGATCGACATCTGTGCATTCTCAAGTATTAACTGAATAGTAAGGTTGGTTGTTTTAATAGAACTTAACGCATTAATAAGTGGCCCTCGACCATAAACCTCACCAGCGCACTTAGACCAGCGAAAACAAATAAATGGATTTGATCCAACACCGCTCATTTCTTTAGAATGTAT